CCTGCTGAGCACGCTGCTTCTCTTCTTCAATCTTCTCCTGTGCTTGTCCAGAGATCTTCTCAGTCTCTGATTCCAATTCATAATTAGGGTTACCTTCTTGGGTAAACTTGTTAGGGTCGCTCATACTTTGAATCCGTCAAAACTTTTTTTAGTATCGGTGAATGCATCTTCACTGATGTCACCAGCATCAATGATGTTGTCTTGGGCAGACTGATCACAATCATACAATCTCATCTTCGCCCTGTCAATCCCTACCACGAATCGTTTGAATACTGTGGGATCATTGTATCTATTTTTAAGTTGCTTGACCATGATCTGACCAAGCTGCTCCATCTCTTCTGTGGATATAAGCGCGACCATAAGGTCAGCAGTAGCAGGAAGTCCAAAAGACTCGCTAGTATCAGTAAGCTCCACGTCAGAGTTGCCATAACCACTCCTCGTTGTTTGTGTAGCAGAGACGATAGGGACATTCAACTTGCCAGCGAGTCCTCTCAACTCCTCTGCGATGGACTTAACATATGTATAGGAATTTACTGCAGTGCCTTTATAACGTGATGAAGCACAGATATTAAGGTAGTCAACAAATACAATGTCAGGATGGAATCCTTTCTTTAGAGACAACTCATTCAAGAGTGCCTCAAAATGTCCCACATGTGCAGACGCTGTGGGATATTCTTTAATAACCAGACGACCTGTGGTCTTCTTCCTGAGAGCATCCACCTTCTTGGTGTATCTCTCTTTGGTTAACATGGGATCCGTTAGTTGTTGGATCGGGATGTCGAGGAGGTTTGCGTCAATTCGCTCAGCAATCTTTTCCTCTGCCATTTCAAGTGTAATGTAGAGTACGTTGCGCCCCTGTAGGAGCGAGGCACTAGCGCAGTGGCACATGAATAAAGACTTCCCGACGCCCGTGCCAGCAAGGGCGATATTGAGAGTCTTGTTAGGTAAACCACCTTTTGTAATTTTGTTAAAATAGTCGATGTCAAAGGGAATCTTCTCCTCCTTTCTGTGGTAAAAATCGTAACGTGCTTCCGCATCTGAAATATAATCGTGACCTACATGATCATCAAAACAGACGCCCAATGCCTCAGACATAATGCTGGGGATAGCGTCCTTTGTCCTTGTCTTATCTTGCCCATCAGCAATCTTTACCGACTCCATGAGAGCGAGATAGACTGCTCTTTCTTTACACCACTTCTCAGTGGTCTCCATTAACCACTCATCATTATAAGTATCACGGTCTAGGTTATCAAGGAAGGTTTCAATCTCCCTGAAAGTATCTTCCGTAATGTCACGTCTCTTTTCAATCTCAATCTTCAGAGCATTAGGCTCTGGATTGACATCATACTCACTAATATATTCCTGAATCGTCTGAAACAACAGACGATTAGTAAACATATCGAAGTATTCATCTTTAATGAAAGGCAAAACCTTTCGACAGTAATCTTCCTCAAGGATAAGTTTACTGAGTGCAATCTCTTCGATCTTTAGACTCATTGATAATGTAGATAGGTGGTCAATTCATACTTGTCGTTACTGACAGGAGCGTTGTCCGAGTAGGGAAACGTCCATCCAGGTGGATATAATACCACATCACCTTGCTGTGGTTTAATTTTGAGTCCGACTTGAGGGAATTCCATCTCGCCACCTTCCTCAACATCATTGAGAAAGATTTTGTATGCTAGAAATCTCTTAGCAGAGTCAGCATCCCCAACATCAATATGGAGACCGAAGTTATCTCCAGTATCGACATTATATTTATTCAATTTGATTTGCTCAAGATTATTTTTAGATGCCCAAAACTTTTCACAGTCCATTGCTCTCATGTATTCATGGGCAGACCATTGGATGATAGGCACAATCTGTTGTTGGATTGCATTCCATTCAGTATCACCTTGGTCAGCAAGGAATGAAACATTGATGATGTTGTACTGTGGCACACCATCATCCCACCGCATGATCTTGTCGCAGTTGTCTGCTTTGTGGATTGCATTACGACATACATTTGGATCGAGTGATTTGGGATAGACCTTAATCCATTCCTTATGATCCATATGAAAACTCCTGCTCCGCTGCCTTGTCCAATTTCATCATCACTTCTGACGTGAAATACTTTTCGGGATCAGCGAGAATAGACTTAGGATAAACAGAAGATTCACCAACCTTAATGCGATTCCCGACCCGCTGGAAGACTCCGTATTTCTCACCCAATTCCAGTAGTCCATAATAGCGGTCCAATCCACGCTCGTCGTAATAGAGTCTGGTTTCAACTTCAGAATTCTCCTTACTCAGACGCGACTTAGCAGTCTTTGCTTTGATAATGTTTCCAATAACTTCCTTGCCATCCTTCTCTTTTTTCTTTGAGAGATAGATGATTGTAGATGCAGCATACTTGAGTCCACTGCCTCCACCCATTTCCTTTGTAGGGACATAAGATCCAATAACATCGTAAGTGTGGTTAGTAACGATCATGGGCACGTTTGCTTTGCCCAGTTTGAGAGTAAGCACACGGAAGATAGACTTAACTACCTGTGCCCGTGACATATCGCGGGTCTCTTTACCCGCTTCGGTGTCCTCAATCTCCTTAGAGGTTGAGAGCATCCCTAGTGAGTCTAACACAAACATCATAGGTTGGCGAGACTCCTCAGGCATACTTAAGTATTTGTCCAGAATCTTGATTGCCTGTTGTCTAAACTCCTGCACTGTAGTGACAGGGACAATAACCATACGGTTGGAATCGATCTTGCGAGACTCAATCATACTCTTACTAATAGCAGACTCAGACTCAAAATAGATCACACCTGCATCAGGATCCATCTCAAGAAAATGCTTGACAATACCAAGGCAATAGAAAGTCTTACCAGTTGAAGACTCGCCTGCCAGAGCTGTAATTTTATTCGACGGGATGCCACCATAGATTGATCCAGATACCAGTGCGTTGAAAATACAACTACCAGTATCAATATAAGCAGCGGTGTCACCCGCAGCAACTCCGTCTGAAACCAGACCAGCGTATTCATTATCTATCTCCTTTACGATATCCGAAAGAAAATTCACGACCACAATGCCTCCAAGGTGTTTACTTTTTCAGGTTTCCAACCAATAGTGTCTAAGATTACAGTCAAAGGATCAAGGAAACTCTTCTTAAACTGTAGATCATAATCGATACTTTTGTCAAGTCCAAACTCGGTTGGGAGAGTCTGGAAAAATGAGATAACATTCTCATTGATTTTGTTTGGTGTCCTCAACATCACATATTTGATCTTCTCACCCTCTTGGATAATAGGATACTTGTGTGCGAGTTTTCTCTTCTTGATATAGAAGTTATATAACAGTGCTCCACGCACATGCATAGGACACCCCTTGCCATAGATGGTAGACGGTGACGAATTCTTTGTCACGTTGTTACATCCACGGGGAAATGCAATGTCTTCTACAGGCATCGCCTCAAACTTCTCACGGAAGTCAGCAATAAACTTTTGCAATTCACTCTCTGTGCCATTCATGATAACCTTCAGAGCATCTTTAATAGCAGTCCTACAAGGTGCAGGGGTAGAAGACTTGACTGCTTCAATGCCGTTGATCTTAAGTTTAGGTGTCTTGTATCGGACACCCTCAGAGTCAAACACATTGAGGATATATCGTTTCTTAGCAGTCCAGATGCCACGGTTAGCGATATTCTCTCGCTTCATAAACATCTTCTGATCGTAGGCATTTACATAGGACGCCAACGCTTCATAAGAATCTCCAATATACTTCTCAAATTCCACTTGACACACCTTGTCAAGGAACCTAACAATACTCTCATCGCTCTTCTCTCTGCCCTTGAATACCTCGTGTACAAAAGGACCCAGATTGAGATAGATGGAATCAGTATCAGCAGCGATAACGTAGTCAACATCAGTTGTCCTCAATATTTTGTTGAGGTAAGCATTCATTTTGTTTTCAATCCATCGGATGCTTACCTGTCCCGATAGAGTAATTGCTTCAGCATTTGCAAGATTGTAATACCTGAAGTATTGATTTCCGATGGCCCCATAAGCGGAGTTGAGTTGTATCTTTCTTGCCATTTGGATGTTGTTGAATTTGGACACATCCTTTTGTAATGCCAAGGTCTCTGCAGATGTGGTGGCATCTTCAAGATTTTGCTTAGCGGCAAGCATCCTCTTCTTGTATATGGTTCTTTCATCGTAGATCCTCTGCATCATTTGCGGAAGGAAACCATGTATGTCCTTGCGATACTGAGCACCGTTAGCACATACACACCCATCACCTTCAAAGGTTACTTCTTCCTCAAGAATTCGATCAACCGTAACCGTTGGATGTCTCTCATCGAGGAGTGTCTCGGGGGAGATATTGTACTGCATAATAAGATGAGGGTAGAGACTGTTAAGGTCAAAAGACACCACCCAATCATAGCTTCCAGGAATCGGTTCTTTGACATATGCCCCCGCATATTTGTCATCCTTCTTAGTAGTTATACGAGGTGGCACCACAATGTTACGACCCTTAAGATCACTGAAGATCATGGTGTCCCACATGCGGACCTGAGAATATACATCCTCAAGGTTTACCTTGGCATCATATGCCATGGTAACTGCCAACTCGATTAACTTCATCTTATCTTCCAGACTGTCAACCAGATTCACGTCATGGATGTTGTATTCCACGAAGCGTTGCCAGTCAGACGTGTAGAAATCCTTGAAGTTTTCAAACTCAGAGTGGTCCAACTTCTTATCACCCAACTCGACCATAGCGATATGATCTAGGCGATAGGATTCCTGATTAGTGTAAGTGAATTTCTTATAGAGATCGAGATAATCCAGAATCGCTACACCAGTAATCTCATAAGCAATGTTTGTGCGTCCTTGGATTCTGATCTCTCTGTCCTTCACCCTATTCCAAGGTGAAAGACTTTTCTTCCACTTCTCACCTAGCACCCGCTCGATACGACGACAGATATAGGGGATGTCATACAGGTTATTATTCCACCCAGTGATGATGTCAGGGGTATTCTGACCCCACCATGAGTGAAAGTCCTGCAGCATCTCCTGCTCTGTCCAGAAGACACGATATTCAATACCTTGAGGGGGGACAAACTCTCGGGTGCCCCAAGTGATTGTCTCTTTAGTATTGAAATTCTTCATCGTAATGCATAGCATCTCCTCAGCAGATGCTTGCACGTCTGGGAATCCATTCTCACAGGCGACCTCAATATCAATAGTCCAGATTTTCATCTGAGACATGTCATAATCAATCTCGCCTTTCCATTTTTGAGCGATGTGTTGGTAAACAAACCGCTCGTATCCGTGGACTTCCAAACCCGATGCGCCCTCATACTGTTTGATAAACTCCCGTGCTTCACGGGCACCATCAAACTGTTTAGGGAAAGCATAACGACCATCTAGTGTCTTAAACTTACTCTTCTTCTGTTGCGCTTGGGGCACTAGAAAAAGAGTAGGGCGAGACTTCTCCCGATACTGCACGGGGGATCCGTGCTCGTAACCTCGGATGAGAATGTCATCGCCCAGTAGACAGACACTTGTATAAAAATCACTCATTAACTGCTTTCTGGTATGCTGCCAGCACTGCGGGTGCAGGATCCAGTATAGACATAATATCCGTAGAAGTCAAGAAGATAAATCTTTGGTCAGTATGCAGTGGATACACATGGACGTGACCCTCTGTGCATATAGTATATGAATCCTCTAGTAGAAGACTCGGCTCTTCATCCATCTCGACGAGTTTACCAATGAGGTAAGTGTCTGGATTGTTTTTTAGAATTAAAACTTTAATCATAGATCTCTTGCAGTGGCATCTTCCTCGTCAAAGTAGACGCTCATACCAGCGGGTTTGTGCGACTTTAGTATGGCCTTGTAACTTTCGGTGACGTTTTCGTGTGGATCACCAAGACTCACAACTGACATTACAGATACAATATTGTTACCAATAGTCAGTGGAGACCATGGATACAGTTTGATCTGGACATCTGTCAGGTCCATCTCATCAGGGGTAGTTTCTTCCCCTTGGAAGTCAAACATCTTGTCTGCGGGTTGCTCAATCACTACTGAATAGGGTTGAGTAAACTGATACGCGAGAGGCAGAGTGTGGTCTTCGGATGCCCTGACTTCTTTAACGTCAGCGATTACGTCCTCGCCGCTTTGCATTCTTGCGATTTTTACGCTCATAATCTTTTTCCATTAGTTGTTCGTAAGTCCCCTGCACCATTTCTTCAAAGGCACGGCGTGCTGAGATATTCTTCTCATCAGCAAGGACGTGGACATACTGCATAAACGTTTCCATCTTATCAGGTGGCACGTCTAGAGTAAGTGTTTCGCTTTTCTCTGTGTATGCTCTACACAGATTAACATACATATTCATTAAAATCAACTCCAAACAAAAAGAGACCCCTGTAGGGAGTCTCTTCAGTTGCACATTATATATGCTAGTAACGGGAGCATTTCAATCTATTTTCATCTGATGCACTGCACCATTGTTTAACGTATGCATCTGCGTCTAGATTCATGTTGTAGTGTGCATGATTGTGGAGCATCCCAATCAGGATCAATGCTCCTACCGTCATTATATTAAAGTGCGTTACTGGGTGGAGAAGGATCACCTTGAGGTAGTGCCGCATTCTGAATTTCATAAACCCTTCGTTTCTGATGGTCAGGAATGATCTTGTGTAAGTCTACCACAAGCATACCATTTACGAAACTAACTGTGCCGACTTCAACATCATCTGCCAGATTGAAACCTCTGACGAAACTCCGAGTTGCAACACCCCTATGGACATACTCTGATGTATCTGTGTCCTTTGACTTGGACTTGATCATCAAGACATTGGTTTCTGTAGTTACCTCAATGTCCTCTGGTGCCCAACCAGCAAGTGCTAATTCAATCCTCCACTTGACGTTTGATTCCTTAACAATATTGTAGGGAGGATACTGACCGCCTGGTGATCCTACTCCGTAGGAATGCAAGCGGTAAAATAGGTCATCAAAACCTACTGAAAATCTTTGAGACGCATCAAAAATAGCGTCGATGTCTTTCGACGTAAACTTAGTAATGTCCATAGCTCCTTATAAAGCGAGTGGTAGTGTGTGGTCCCCGAAGGCAACCACGAATATTTATAAACTTCGGCCATGTGGTTAACCGTAAACATATTCATCTTGCTAAATAGGCTTAGCACTTTATTTCGATGGACATGAGAAAGTCTCTGCTTCCTATCGTTATGTTATTGATGACAGCGGGTGCCGCCCAAGCAGGTGGTCTCGTTACTAAACATGCTTCTAGTGTGCAGTTGACTGTAGATGCAGCTCGGACAACATCTTCAAGGGTGGGTAACTCGTACGCAATCGCAGGTAGCGGTGTAAATACCACCGATGGCACGACCGCTGGCACTATTTCCACAGGCACAATCACTTCAGGCGTATTATCGCCAGGTGCTATCGCTGCCACACAGGCAAGTAACGGCAGTGCGTTTAGCTATAGCCAGTCGTTTACTCAAGGCGATGCCATTCCAACTTCTGCCGCAACAGTTGGCACAGTTGGCAATTTCTCTAGTCAAACATCTTATGCTGCTGGTACGAAAGACACCCTCGCAGGTACTGTCTTGACCACTGGTGCCCTTACGGTAACAGCTGGTGGAGCGGGTACATCTGCAACGGGACAATTCGTTTCAGAGATTACCGTCATTGACTAAATTACCTAAGGAGATTCGCGATGATTCTAAAGATAAGTCGCTGGTCTGTCCTTGTTGCGGTGGGTGCATTGTCCATACATGCTCCTGCGTCGGCGGTCCCCGTGGTCCCAAATTTCACTCAGGGCTCAATGACCAGCCACACGGAGACAACCTCCAAAGTGACGGAGACGATAAACAGCATGGACTACAACACGGGATATCAATATTCCGTAACTGGCTCAGGCGTTACCGCTTCTGGTAACCTAAATCCTGGTACAGGATCAAACAATGTAACTATTGATGGAGTGACCTCATCATGGACAACAGTAACGGGCAAACCGTCCTTTACCCAAACAACACCAGGTCAAGCGTTTCAATTCACGGAAACGCTACAAGGACCAGGTTTAACACAGCAGACAATAATCCAAAGAGTAACAGAAGTTACAAGCGTAACCGATACCACAAGTATCTTTACTCAGTAATTGCTCTGTTTATTGCAGCACCAGTTAATGCTGAGACTGTAGGCGGTGTGAGTGCAACAGCATCTCCCATCGCCAATAGTTCTGGCTCAGTGACCAATCAAGCTATTCAGGTTTTACAGGGACCGTATATAACTAACACATATGGGAATGGCATTCAGTGTCAAGGTCCCACTATGAATTTTACACCCTATGTAACAGGCACAGCATCAGCACAGAAACCATTTGAAGGATACTATCAGGATCCTGTGTATGACATGCGTGACCTCAATGAAGATGGATCACTAGATAATCCTGGCGCCATCCTCTACCACGTCCCCACTAGGACTGGACAGAAGGATAACTACAGCATA